CTGGAAACTCCCATCGACCTTTTTCAGCGTCCAACAATATGATCGCTGCCTCATCACTCTCGTTAGGATGAAACACACCCCACGTTGTAATAGCGCTAAAGTCGGCTCTTTCGCTTTTCGTGAAGGCCGTATCATAGGACTGGATGATGTATGAGCAGGCAGGTGGCTCATCAGAATCCCAAACATTCCACCACTCCCTCTTGATAATAGCGCCTTCTTCGGCTGTCGGATTTTGTAAATACTGTGCGTTCCATTTTGCTACCGGAATAGACGCCTTAACGCCTTCTAGCTCTTCCCTGCTCCAAAACTCGGGCCACAACACGTTGTCGGTATCGGGAAAGATCGCAGGAAACTCCACCACTTCCCACTTGTCCGCCCCGCCCTCGGCCTGCTTCTGCAACACTTTCGCCGTCAGATCGCGGATACTCCACCGCGTCATCACAATTATTATTGAGCCTCCCGGCTGCAAACGCTGTCTTGGACCTGATGTGTACCATTCGTAGATGTTATCCAACGCGGTTGGTGACAACGCATCCTGTTCAGATACAGGATCGTCAATAATACACAGGTTCGCACCACGACCAGCCAGCGCACCGCCTACACCAACAGCGTAATACTCACCACCCTTGTCAGTTGACCAACGACCAGATGCCTTCGCATCACGCGCCAACTGAATCTCAGGAAACACATCTCGGTATATCTCACTGTCCAAAAGGTTTTTGACCTTACGACCAAAACCAACAGCAAGCTCCGCCGTGTGCGTTGCCTGAATAATCTTTGTCTCAGGCTTCTGCCCCATAACCCACGCAGGAAACAAATAAGATGCAAACTCGGACTTGGTGTGTCGAGGTGGCATGTTAACGATCAGACGCTTTAACTCACCTCGGGCAACTCTTTCCAGTTTCTCCGCAAAAATCCTATGATGAGATCCAGCAATAAAAGAAGGCCATACATGCTTAACAAACTTTAGGAAGTTGTCTTGATACTCCTCCCTATCGTGTAGCTCCTTGTATTTATCAAGGTGTTTCGCCAGAGCCTCTAACTCAGCATCAGTCAGAAACTCCGTGTTAATGTCAAAAGCGGTGTCCATGCCCACACTACGCCGCTGTCAGCGCCTCCAAAAATCTTCCAGCCGCCTGATCCAATACCTGACCGCCATCTGCAAAGAATTGCGTACCTACAGGAAAGCCAGAAGTCAAATACGCCAGCGGATTAATAGCTCCAGTAGGAACTGCCCCGTAGCCTACAGGCATTGGTAAATTGGTAGGCGTGTAAGCTCTATCGCTAGGAACCAGTGGAGAAGGCAAAGATGGCGGAGCCACATATGAGCTTCCCATGCCGCCCATAACATTGCTGACCGGATCTTGCGGCACAACCTCTGGAGCAAGCGGAGGATAGATGATTGGGTCACTCCCACCGCCGCCTCCGCCTTGAGGCATTGAGCCTGCGCCAAAGCCTGTGTAAACGCCAGCATTCAAAAGATCTTCAGTTGTTTCTGGAGGTGTGCCAAATACATTTCCCAATAAATCAACCGCAGCAGTTATCATACCCGGCATTTGTGATGGCCCTACCATGCCAGTAACTCTGCCAGTGTCGTCAAGCTCATAACCGTAAACATCTCTGGTAGGATCAATATCAAGGGTATTCATAATACCAGCGGCTATGCCTTCTTTGCCCTTTGGACTCATGTAACCGGGCATGGCGGCGCGTTGCTCTTCCGTCAGACCAGCAAGATTAGTTGTGAATCTGCCTCGGCGTGTATCAGCAAACTCCAAACCTGTTGGCAATCCACCCTTGTAACCGGGGCGATTTGGATCATTGTAATCAGGAATGCCATTATCATACTCATCACCCATGCCTAAAACGTCAGGAGCCTTTGCCGCTGTGCTAGTCACATCAACGGCAGGAGCGCTCTGAGCCAAAGCCTGCCTGTCAGTCATAGGTTTGGAATCAGCGAGAAGATCGTTCTCAAGGCCAAGCAAATCACTAATACTCTTTAACGTGTCTCCAGCCGTTGCAGAATATGTTGACGCAACTGCATTAGTCACTGTCGGGTCAACTGTGGAAGGAGTCGTGCTTGACGCAAATACATCCAAAATATCTTGAGTCTGTTGAGGGTTCTCTACAGTTGTCAAGTTTACTTGTGGGCGAGATTGTGCAGCATTAGCCGCAATGTCTCGTTGCACATTAGTCGCCGCCGCTTGTGCGGCTAATGCAGCCTGAACAGCTTGCGCCTGATCACTGCCACCACCACCAGCAAGAGAGTCTTTAGCATCTTGCTCTGACATGCCAGCAAACTCAGAAGTGCCAAATTGAGCTTGCGATCTGCCGGGCGACATGCCGTAACCACCACGATCATCATTGCCGCTTTTATCGCTGCCAGAACCGCTACCTGAACTGCCGCTGCTTCCACCGCCAAGCCCCTTCTCGCCGCCCGGAGCATATGAAGGTATACCCATAGGGCCGGGTTCTCCAGAGCCGCCAAGAGCCTTCAAAATGCCAGCCTCTTCAGCATTGATGTAAGACAGCATGTGGGGTTGCCCCTTGATCACGGTACGGCGTGGGGGGACAGAGCCACCGTCTTCCCTCTTAATCGGCAAAGCAAAAACTGGATCGTCTTCAAGACCCTGATCTGGCGGAGTCAGTAAACCCTTTAGCCTATAATTTCTATCAGCAAGCTCGGACTCAAGACGCATACGCTTAACATCATTCAAAAGATCCTGACGATCTATGTCTCTTATACGGTCAAGCTCCATTTCCTTTGAGCGCTCAATCACTCTGTCAGTCTCTAACTGACGCAAAGCGTTCTCTACAGCGCCCTTTCTCCGCGCCTCATCATACGCAATTCTTAGCATTACATCTTTTTGCTTTGAATTTGGCATGACGGCAGGCATAGGCACATCACCGCCGTCTTCCATACCAACCGGAGGCTGTGCCTGCATGTACTGTGGTGAGAAAATATCTACATTACGCGCAGGACCCATGGGCTGTTGCATAGGCGGACGCATGGGCTGTGCCATCTGCATAGGCATAATAGGCGCAGGAGCAGGCATAGCCATGGGCGGCATAGGTGCCGCAGGAAAGGGCGTTTGTGACGCAGGGTACATAGGTGGCACACCAGTCATTCCAGCAGGACGTGTGTTTTGACGCATGAAATTGCGAAACCGCTGTCGTTGGTTCGGATTTGTGCGAATGTCTAGCTGTGGCGGTTGCCCGGGAGCAGCCTGTGGTGGTGCCATTGGCCCCATGAAATTAGCCATGAGTGTACCCTTTTGTAATTACATAGGGCCAATGATAAGTTATTTATCAAATTTTGACAACAACAAGTCCAGTTCCTTAGAGCTTTGTTGTAAAATTTTTTTCACATGTGTGTTTTCTTGCAACTCAGAAGCCTTGTCCGCCGCATCCGCAAGAAGCTCTATTCTGGTAAGATCAAAATTTGTTAGGGTACCTTGAACTTTTTGCACAGGCTCGGGCTTCACTTCATCATCGCAATCTCTCCTCGCAACGTATCGAACCGCATACTCAACGCTTTTTGGTATCGGCTTTTCGTTGCGCTCGTAATAACAATACATCCGATGACTCATGCCAAGCATACTAGCAAAAGCCGCTTGGCTCTTTTGCATGCTTACGCGCTCACGCTCAAGATCATACCCTTCCCACATGCTGTAGTAGGCACTAGACTTTTTAGGCATGAACCTCCTCCAACGCACCGTGACGGAACAAGTCCGCAATGAAAGCCTCATCGCTGTCAAACCGTACTGGCTGACCATAACGATCACACACCATTGAAGCGCACCGCCTTCTCCAGCGGTCATGCTCTGCTGGTGGAGATCTATAAACAGCCCTCCATGCGTCAAAAACCCCCTCGGGACCCACAGATTCAAACTCCAGTGGTCCATCTAAAGCCATGTTTAGTCTGTATTTAGCCATCTGTTTCTCCTTCTCTAACTAAATCTAGTAATAGATATAGCAATAGTTGCTGTGAATATCAAGGGCAAAATATTTGATGATTGTTTGTGTGAAACTCGGGGCAAGGTATTGCCCGTTGTCAAAATAAAAAAAGGGGGGGTGCATACACACCCCGCCCCGATATTGTGTAATGTTTTCAAGCGTCTAGGGTACCTTGGCGGATACGGTGTAGACGCCGCGCTGATAGTGTTTCGAAGCTATCATCATCTAGGCCAGAAAATATTGACGTTTGGCCTATGCGATTTTCTGGCAATAGCGCGTGGCATGCCGCGCCAGCGCGTGTTATTTCGCGGCGGATTTCATAGCCGCCTTGGTCATAGCGGCCAAGGCTTGAGCCGTAACGGTGGTTGTAGTGTTGTTGCGTTAAGGTCTCAACCATATCATCTGACATATCCGCATGCTGGCGGATTTCAGTTATCATGGCGCGGATGCGTTGCGCGGTGCAACCAGTCGCGGTCATGATTTCATGAACGCTAGCACCACCGTCGCGGCGGCATAGCTGGTATGTAACGTCTAGGCGGCTACCAGAACGGTGTAAACGCGCTGGCGATTGCACCACGGTTGAACCAACGTCGGCCGTGCCATAGTCGATACGGTAGCGGTCAGAATGGCGAAACATGGCGTCAATAAGGTTGACCCATGCGGCAAGCTTTCTGACCTCATTAGTCGCGCTACCTTGGCGGAATTCAATCGTGCCGCCGTCTAGGTTGCGCAGGTTTATAGCTTGGTATTTGGTGCCGTCTGAATGCACCACGCTAACAATTGTTTCAGCGGTGGCATTTTCAAAGCGGTCATTATTCGCCAGACGCCCCATGCCACGCGCCCATGTGCAATTGGCACGGCTTGGCGGCAAATGTGCGTCAATCACGTCTTGGTGTATCGCATAGCGGCGAATAACGTCTTTGAGCAATGCCAGCGGCATATCGTCAACCTCATTTGGTGACGAATAAAACGTGGCATTGTTGCGGTGGCGGCTGGCGCGAAGAGCGGCTTTGCTGGCTTCCCAATAATCGCCAGCGCTTTGCCCCTCAACCGCTTGGCGGCCAACATGTACATGACCGCCGCAACCAGAGCGGCTAACATTGGCGCCAAGACCGTCTAGGGTATCCAACGCCAGCTTGATATCATGCCAAGCGGGGTTGTCTTCATTCAGCGGTAATAGGAAAGCCGGAAAAACAACCTCTGCCATGCCACCGTGCTCATGCTCAACCTTTACCCAATCGACGCCAACGGCGTCTAATGCGTCTTGAATAGCTGAAACACTGCAAGGGTAAACGGCTTCATGTTCAAAGCTACCAGTCAATTTTCTATCTTCAGTTATGTAAAGCATTGTTTTTACTCACTTTTTTATAGTTTTAAGAACGTAGGTTGCCCCTACCCCCTTTAAATACCGCAATCATTGCCCAAACACAAGAAAATAATATCGTTTGTTTTCAGTAACTTATGGGCGTTTTTGATTTTTTTTTCGAACAATTGTTCGGGTTTAATTATCGAACGCAGGCGGGCGTGTGTGTATATGGGGAATTGTTCGGTACAATATATAGGGTATATGCGATAAAGCCCGATCCCGATCTTCCCCGATCCCGACCAAAAAAAAGCACGAGCGAACCCGTGCTTTTCCCGAACATTTTTTTAACAGAGTCTAAATTGCCTGCTCTCTCTTATATACAAAATCGTTTACGATCTCTTCGCCTACGATGTAAGCGTACATATTCACGAGCTTTTCAGGACATGATAAATCTGTGCCAACTTCTCCAAAGTGAAACTCTTCATAGTCCTTGATCGTTTCGATGATTTGAAACACCTTTGAACCCATCCAATCAATCGCCTTCTGTGTGCCAATGATGTAGTAATCTGTGTTGAAAACATGGTGATGCAGATCATCAATGTTTTCACCAATCCACTCCACTTCTTGGTCTTCGACCCAATCTTCGAAGTGTTCTTTGATCTCGTCATATTTGTAATGTTGCATTGTTTTTGCCTCCTATTAATAACAATGTAAGCAATGATTGCGACAATGTAAAGAAAAAAAACGCAGCGAATCAAACTTTTTTTCGGCAGCTCGTCCGGGCCGAAAAGCGAACAATTGTTCGGAAAGAGGCCCGGCAGCACGCAGCACAAAAAAACCCGGGGACGAATCCCCGGGCCTCCAGCTCCCGAACAATTTATGATGTTAGGTCCCGATACACTTCCCGCAGAAAGTGAGTGTCCGACTCAAAACTATACCGATACTCCGAGTCATATCTGTGAGTCTCTGTTGTCCCGTTCCTGAAGAACTTCACTACTGTGTCCAGTGTGCCGTCATCTCCGATCCAGATATCTGGTGATACACTGCTAAAAAATACTGGGTTACTCATCGCTTTTCCTCCACTGTAAATCTAATTACTTCTTTGTCCTTCAAGATACATTCAATAAAAGTATCTAAATCTCTCTTACTCCTGCGAACACTGCGCCAAACGTCACCATTCTTCATATAGCAATCAATTACAAAAGACATAATCATCGCTTTTTCCTCCTATTGAAACAGTAAATTGTAGTCATGCGAGTAAATGAAGTCTTCAAAACTCTCATCTACCGAAAGCTGCCAATTCTCCCAACTGTTCCGAAAGATTGTGGCTGCATCACCATCCAGATAAAACGACCATCCAGATTCATATTGTTTTACAGTAATGCCGTGTACGCCATCATCCTGCATTGAATATCCACCAATAACCATTGTTTTACCCTCCTGTTTGTTAAGACACTTATATATATACAGGCAATCATTGCATTAGTCAACAACAAAAAGAGATTTTTTTACAGGCATACATCAACTGCTGCTGGATTCAAAAAGCGAACAATTGTTCGTGTTCAGGCCCGGGACAAAAAAATCCCCAGCAAAGCGCTGGGGCAGTTGAGAGTAAATTGTTTGTGTTATCTACGGGCGAGAGCGATGCCTAGCCCGATGGTCAAAGCGAAGATTGTCAGGATGCCCGCGTGAATGTAGAAAGCGATGGTGTCAATCGGCTCCACCCCGCTCATCATAAAAACCCCGATAAACCCGATCCCGATAAAAGCGTTCCCTAATTTACGCATTGCTTGCCTCTCTTTCAAAAATTTTTCTTCCCTGATCAATTACAGCGAGAGTAGTTCTGATTGTTGGAAATCTATAGAACTCTCTAAACTTATCCACTGTCAAAAAGTCATTTACATAATCAAGATATAAATCTCTCTTTTGTTTTGCTGACAAGTCTTTTGCAAACTTACCATGCGCGTCCTTAACGTAGTACATCTCTACCTCCTGTGTTAAGCATGTATATATACAAGCAACCATTGCCCAGGATGTCAACAAGAAAAAAATATTTTTTTTGTGACCAAAACGTCAATCTACAGAAACGTGATGTTATAGTTAACTAACTTCAAAAGAACAAAAGGTGAAACGATGCGTTACAAACTCACCGCTGTGAATCTCTACGGCAAAACGGAAATGGCGATGGGGCAGCTTTGGCTGCCTCTCCTCCCCGGCTGCAATCGAACAATTGTTCGGTTTTTTAACGGAAGCGCTGAGAGTCTGTAGTAAAAAATCCCCGGCACGGGATAGCTGCGCCGGGGAAGTTAAGGGAGGAATCTATATATTGCGGCACAGCAGGCCCCGATGTCAATAGATAGCCCCGATCCCGAACAATTGTTAGGGTTGCGGCTCGGCCCGAGGAAAAGCTGCTGCCCCGATCCCGAGCAGCACGCTGCATATTCCCGAACAATTTAGGCTGCGAGTCCCCGATTAGGGCCATATGCAGGCCCCGATGAACCCGAACAACTCCCGATTAGGCCCATAAAAGACCCCGATCAACGCCCGATCCCCCCGCACGGGGCGAAACCGAACAATTAACCAACTTTCAGTTATCTTCAGCTATATCTTGTGGTTGATGCTCAATAATATCTATATCTGGTGTTACGTTCACCATGCGTGACTCCGCTAACCTCTTGAACTCATCCAGTTTTTTAGCAATATCTTCCTTTGAAGACGCTGTAATATCCTCCTTCACAACGTGCTGCTTGTTGATAAGTAGCCCCGATGCCTTCAAACGCAGCTCTTCAGCACGGATTGCTTCGCTGAATCTGCCCTGTTCCCAAGCCTCATCCCGAAGCTTTTTAAGATCCCGAACAGATTTGTCTACGCTGACCCCGAACTTAGCCTGTGCCTCCAGCCGCATCTCTTGCAGACGCTCAGCCACCACTGGGTTACGCAATAACCGCACTGCTGACACCGAAGCGTTCTTGTATCCAGCTTGCCGCGCTGCTTCAGTCTGCGTCATGTCTTTATGCAGGTAATTATTTAAAAAATCCTGTTGTTGCGGTTTTAGCCTACGATGACCAGCTTCACGCTGCTCCTTTGGCAAATCTTCACCGACTTTCGGCATGGTCTAGTCCTCTTCAAATGTTGCTACGATGTGAAACACGTTATTATGTTCCTCATCTGGGTAATACAAAACCCCTCGTTTAGTTTCCTTGATACCTGTCTCGTTCCACATATCAATGACCTTCCGCCCTGCGCGTTGCTCACGCAAGGCATCTTCATAATTACGCATTGTTCTGCCCTCGTTATCTTTCATGTCCATGTACGAATGAACTAACGCACATGGGAAACATATTACACGCCCACCCATTTCCATCAGGTTCTGGGTAAAATACTCCTCCCCACAAAACGAACATTTTCCTCTATGATCGCTTTTGCTCATGACGCTACAGCTTTCGGTATAGGGGATAGGTTTCCTATACCTATCCCTATATATATATAGGAAACCATAGGTAAGTAGGTAAGTTTGATTGTTTTCAATGCTTTACACACTACTTTTAACTTGCTTACAGAAGAAATCAGAGCAGGTAAGTAAACCGATTTCATTAATGTTTTCAATGTTTTACAACTTGCCTATGATTTACTTACCTATAGGCAAGTAGGTAACTTGCAAGTAAATATTAACCAAAAACTGGTTAACATCACCGTTTAAACATAGCCTTTTTCAGCCGCTCTTTATGTATTTGCTGACCTATTGACGCCACATCACTACGAACATTTTTTGTCTTAACCCTGCCTAATCTGTCTAACTCTTGTTTAACTTCAGGCACTCGTAGCGCCTCTGCTATTTGTTCTCTTGTTGGCACTTGCATTCGTCCCTCCTTGCTTCAACCCGAACAATTTTACTGGTACCGGGGCGCTGGTGTAAATCAACCACCCAATGGCAACTCATATCGGCTGTGTAAAGCCTCGTGTAATAATCACCATTAGGCAATATCATCAGCTTTTGATCTGATACCACATAGTTGTAACGCTCACTGCACTGACATCCGAGCGCCATTTCGGTCAAGTTATCGACCTTTTCCTTAATCCTATCCAGAGCGACTTCCTCATCCATGAGCATACGCAGCTCTTTCAAAGCCCAATACATTCTGTTTGCTTCAGTCATATCAACCTCCTGCAAATTGATGATCACCCCAGTCTTTACGATCCTCCTCTTCGTAAAAGCCTTGCTTATATTCAGCAACTTGTTCGGGTGTCATGTCAACCTCTTCCACTTTTTCCCAACGGTTAGGAGTAAGCCGCCAGTAATGCGGCTTAAACCTTCTACCGTAGTAACGATCAGCGGAACCCCTGTCACGCGGATCTTTGTGCATCGTCCTCCTCCTTTTCATCGCGCAAGATAACGGCCATTTCTTCTAACGGCGTCATATCCAGCCCTACGTTCTCAGCGCACCCACGGAAACGCTGTAACCATGCGGCCAATGCAACACCTGCCTGACGCCGCAACTCAGCTTGTGCAACTTCGTTGTCGGGATCAAACGGCTCATAACCGCCACCATCTTTACGCCGCGCTACTGGTGAGATATACGCCGGATATTCTGTCACCTTAATTGACACAACATCACTCTCAACAGTCTCAGTCTTCGCAACAATACGCAGACCACTTGCAAGCCGCCGTGCCATATCAATGCGATACTGACGCGCCGCCTCGTAGTCATCCATCCCATAAAACGCTTCATACGCCTCATGTTCTGGCTGACCTGCAAGCCAATCTACAAATTCTGACGGAACGAACATGTTCGCGCCAGTATTCTGCAAATAATCATCAATGATTTTTTGCTTAGTCTTCTTACTAAAGTTTGCCATTTTTCTGCTCCTTCTTATGACAAAACGAACAATTTAACGGTTTTCCAAGACTGTCCATGCCTAAACGGATCTCACCCCGCCCTACTGCACCTAGACCGCCTTAACATGACCCATCGGGACACACTCCGCCGGAACACAACTTGACCGCCTAGACCGACCATGACAGAACCAAACTCACCTGATCATTCCCCACCATGACCGCCTCGCCGCGCCTAGCCCTTCCGTGCCGGATCGAACCCCGCCTTGCCTAGACAGAACCGCCCAGCCGAAACTTAACCGAACGTACCCCGCCTTGCCAGAACCGCCATACCAAGACAATCCATGTCTAAAGTAACCTTTACACACCATTACCGCCTTGCCCTGACTTACCTCGACTCGCCCCTCGCCGCCCCGCCTAAACTTAGCCGACCGCACCAGACCGTGCCTCAACCGCCAAGACTTGCCGCGACTAACCGGATCTCATCAAATCATACCGAACCCCGACCGCCTCGACATACCAGTCCTAAACATACATAACCGCGACCATTGACAGGGGGCGACATAGCCGCCCCCAATCTTTTATTTACGCCGCACGGCGTAAGCGTTCTTCTTGAATGAACTGCATCAACTCAGCAGTTTGCTCATCTGCACACTCAGGATTTTCCATAGCCAACTCCTGTACGGCGCGGCCTTCCTGCGTAATGTCATCCCAGATTTTCTGATACTCGCCCATGTCTTCTGAACCAGCTACAGAAAATGTACCATACGAACCGCGACCTTTTTCCTGACGGAAATCACCAATGCCGACAATCGTACCAGCGTTTTGTAACAGTGATACAATCGACATTGTGCTTAGTGTCGGAGTGACAAACTTGATGTCAACTTCGGCACACCAGTTTGGCAAATATGCACGAGTACGAACATCTGGTGTTTTGTTCATATCGGCAGATCGCACAATATCCATCTTCAGATATGGTTTACCCCAAATCTGGATCTGGCTTTCTGGCAAGAAGATTAGACGCTGTACACTCGTCTTTGTAATGCCACCAGTCTCAAGCGCGGCAGTAGCCATTGCACCTTTAACACCAGCGGCTGGGAAACAAAGATATGTGTCACCATCAGACTTCTTGTAAACACTATCGCGGAACTCTTGCTCTGGATTGTGCTTGATTTCTTTCTTCTGTGCGGCAGTCTTTCTGCCAGCACCCACTAACAGATCGCGCCAAGCTTTGGCACCCATGCTGTTAAAGTACATTGGTGTTTGACCAATCATACGCAGTTTAACACGCCCTTGTTTTAAGGCATGGATTTCCATCGTAGTGGATGTATTTGTAGCTTTTGTAGGCATCGTTTTGCTCCTTCTTACCTCGTTACGCCACATTCGGAAACTTGCGTTCCCAAATCTCTTTTTGACGGTTTGTCCAACCGTAACTATTCATTGCGTTACGCATCACACGCTCCGCTGTTTCAGTCCACACTAGGGCTTTTTGCCTCGCCCAGATCCACGCATATAACTCTTTTGTTAGCGTAGAGATGCTAGGCGCTTGACGATCACCCAAAATGTGACCCAATTCATGCAAGGCACTGACATAGTACCCTGTATTTTTTGTTGGCCTAATGCAGATTAACTTACGCATAGGCTGGGCGTAGTATCGTGGTGACGGATCGTCCAACGACTGATATGTCACCGTGATACCGTTTTCTGCACATAACTGCTGTACATGCAGAGCCATATCAATTCGTTTTACTGGATCAGAAGCACGACTCATAATTAACGCCCTCAAATAGTTTACTGTTCAGTCTTTTGAACTTTTGACGCAGAACCGTGGCATCACGGCCTTCCCAATCCGCGTCTTGGATCTCAGTCTGCAACCGCAACATCTCAGCGGTTACAGACACTAAACGCTCATCGCTTTGAACGTCTGGATATGCAGGATCAACTAACATTATCCGCGCTCCTCTACATCAAAGTTGAATAGAGAATTTACAGAGTTAGCCCTGTCAATCAGCTTGTGCATATCACCGACCCACACATACTCAGAACCTTCAAACTGCATTGTTTCACCAACGCTAGACGCGATTTCCTTCAAGTCTTTTACAGCTTGGATCATGTCTGGTGATAAGTGACCAATCATTTTATCACGCGCTTTTGAAGCCTTTTCGCGCTCTTTTCTGTGATGCTCGATTAACTCTTCGTGCGTCATTTCTTTTGTATCTTTAGACATTTTTACCTCGTTTGTTGTTAAGCATTTATTCTGATATAGCAACTATTGCTAAGTTAGTCAACACCTGTTTTAGAAAAAATATGTGTTTCTTTTTTTTCTACTGTCCCATGCCTGTCCCAATCAGTCATAACGCTCTCTCCAAAAGCATCATCTGGCAGATCTTTATTAGCCTCTTCCCATGCTTTTTTATTACGCTCTCTATCCCTTCTATCGTTATATTCCAGACTTACCCTGACTCGATTATCAATGTGAACAAACTTGCTAGACATTTATTCCTCGTATAAAATGAAACATATACAATATAAAAAAGATAGTAGAGTATAGTCTGCTTGTAAATAGAAAAATAGGGCAATAATGAAAAGAAAAGATATCCTCGACACGGCCAAGGGCTATGTCACGAAAGATCGCGCATCGCAACATGGTGACATGGAGAACAACTTCAACACCATCGCCATGTACTGGTCTGTGCATCTGAACACACCAGTAACCGCAACTGACGTAGCCGCTATGATGGCACTGTTAAAAATCGCACGGATCAAATCAAATCCTGCACATGCAGACAACTGGATAGATGGTTGTGGATATTTGGCCTGCGGCGGCGAGCTGGAAACCGAATAATTGTTCGGATTAGGCCCGTGAAAAAGGCGGGAAGTATCCCGCCTTCTTTATGCGATTTGAATGTTTTTTGTCTCGTGCAAAGCTTCGTACAACATAGATTGGTCAAGATCAAAATCTTCGTAACCAAGCCTGATGATGTCAAAGTAAAAGCCCGATGGCTGATGAATGCCTTTGCTGTTCATGCGATATGTCAGCATGCCGTTAATATCGACTCTACGATATAAACCGCTATCAACACCCTCGTAGGCATCAAGAGCATTTAAGCACTGATCAGTAACATCCCAAATGCCAACAGGTAACAATGAATTGCTGTCTGTTGTGTATTCGATGTCAGCAACTCCGCGAAACACCAAACGCCAGTTTGGGAAGTAAGCCGCACCCAACGGCTTTGCCTGCGGACAGCGTTGGCTCATCTGAGACATATTTAAGTTTGAACCATATGCGAAATAAAGCATTGTATCTCCTCGTTTGTTAGAACTAGTGCCTTATATATGCAATGATTGCGCCAGTGTCAATGTTTTTTATGATTAAAACATTGCCACGTTGTTCCGTGATCGCTGCTGTACCATGCCTGCTGCGAATCACAATCCGAACAATTTTTCGTAATATGCCGGGAACTTGCTGCGCGTTCATAATTCTTTGACTCAGCCAACTTCTGTAAAATATTTTTCTTGAACGGAGTCGCATAATCCCCGAACAAATCCCCGATGTCAGAGCTATTTGACATACTCAAACTCCGTGATGTCAGCTTCCCATACAAAAACAGGCGTTCCTTCACCAACGTAACAGCCTTCAACATTAAATGTGAAATACTCAAGAGCTTCTTCATCACTCATATCATGATTGTTCACAAGTATCTGTATGCACTTGTTCGCATCATAAGCAATAACATCATCGCGGTCACATGTACGAGCAATGCCAATTATAGCCTCATCAAAACCATCAGCTTTTAGCATTACACATTATCCCTTCCCGTTACAGCTTCGTATTCACCCCGTGACATTGGCCCACGAATATCTCCCAACCAGATCTTACCGCCCGTAGCCGTCAACTGGAATTTATCAATGCGCCGAGCTTGTTGCAATTCCCGAACATATCTTTCCAGAACTGAACTACTTAAACCTTGCAATACTTCAGGCGCATCAGCGTCCTCTACACGCCTAGAAACTGCATTGTTGCCACTCATATGGGTGAGAGCCACACCCCGATTCTCGCAATCGACAATCCACTCATACATAGCGTCAAGTTTAATCTCCCGAGCAGAGCCTGAATCCAGAGCTTCAATTTGTTCGGTTTTATCAACGAGCAGCCCAGTCATAGGATCGCGCACAAAATGCCGAACATTTCTACTGGCAGGCCCATTTGACTTCACAACCGCGCCGTCAAAACATGTGTTGCGCTGATATGGAACCCCGAGTCGTTCACATGTTTTTTGACCCCGAGCAGTATCTACCTGCCACAATGCAAACGCCGATCTCACACCATCAACAAGCGCACTCGTACCCCGAATAAGATTACGAGCCTGTTCTGGTGTTTTGATCACTGCGTCATCCTTAACCTTGGTCATATGATGGCACATCAGCACCGATGCGCCTGTCTCTGTAGCGATTTTAGCCAACAGACCAGTCAATGCAGCACCTGCCGCCGGATCAGCATTTACGTCAGCATGTACAAAAGACGCCAACGGATCAAACACGATCAACTTCAGATCACTTAGCTGCAAGATTTGTTCGTAAATTTTTTCAAACTCTTGGCTTGTGCTAAATTCACCATTTGCTTCTGACAAGATAGGAAACACACCGCCAACATTTGGCAGCGGTACAATCTTCAGATCATATGCGTAATTCATACGCTCCATCATAGGATCAAGTCTGTCGATCCTGCGGTGCATCTCAGATTCATCATCCTCTGCTGTGAAGATAACCACGTTACCGAACTCACGAACCAGCCCACCAAAAGCATTTGTCATGGGCTTGCCAGAGGCAATTTTCATGCCCATGTCCAATGTCATCATGCCCTTACCAGCATCACCTGCGGCAGAGAAGATGATCGGCACACCCAACGGAAACGTGCCATCAATCAAAAACTTTTGAATTGGTGCATCACCCTCAAACCTTGCGGCAGAGAATGTATCATCAAGCAGGTTGATAGCGACCTTAGTAGCTTTCGCCTTGGTGCTTACGAACTCCTCAATGTCAAACCCTTCAGAGATTGCATCAGAAGCATCCCAACCGTCAGGCTTGCCCATTGGTGGCGTCAACATGGTTGTAGATCTCACGCCTGCGGCTAACGCTAAATCCTGAATCAGATCAGCCAGCTTTTTGCCTGCTGTGTCATTGTCAGGCCATAAGATCAACTCTTTACCTTGCAGTGGAGAGAAATCATATTGTGTAGCTGTTCGCTTTGTCAGCGCACCTGCACCACCAATTGTACATGTAGCACTATAGCCTGCTGCGTTCAGCGCATCAGCGCACTTCTCACCCTCAACCCAAATCACACGGCGCGATGCCAGCACATTTGGGATATTGTACAGAGGCCGCACATCAGGAAACTTGGAGTATGGTGAGCCTTCAATGAATGGCCTGAACTCTTTTTTTGGCTTGCCGTTTGTATTTAACAATGGATTGCCAGCCGCATCCTTTACATTGTAGCGGCGCACTGATACCAGAACTTCACCGTCTGCATTGGTGTATACATATTCGGCATCATATGGCGAGTTAGCGTTAAACTGTTGTTTAAATGGATTTACGACTGGCCCGTTATCGTGGACAACTTGCGGCGCTGTATGATCCAGATATGTATCAAACATATCTTTGATCTCGCCGAGCTTCATGCCACGCGCTTCCATCAGGATCTTTACAATACCCCCAATCCCGACACCGCCATTGAAATCCTGCCCCTTCATAAAATGTGGGGAATGCGGATCAATGTTTATTTTTAACGATTGCCCGGGATCACCTAATAACGACCCAAGATAGAAAGTATTGCCATGAACCCGACCAGCAGGAAACGTATCGCGTAAGATACGAATTTGTTCGCTTTTCGGAACTCGGCGAGAAATCTCATCTACTAAATTATTTGCAGAAATACTAGATGTAGTATTGCCAAACCTAACCACACTCATTATATTGTACCTCGTTAAGCATTGTTTTACCTCGTGGGAGGCAGGTCATTTCCGAACACCTGTCTCCCATTTTTTTATTCAGACCAGCAAGTATCCCGAAAGTCGCAGAACTTGCAACCATAATAATCGTTATTCTGCGCCACACGCGGCAACATCTCATTTGCACGGGTAGCCTTAATAATATTTACAGCCTTATCGCTAGTAGACTGTGCAAGCTCCGCATTGAACGGAATAAGCTCAATATATATTTCGCTTGTGTTCTTGTTCAGAACTGTAAAGCAACACGGATGCTCTGATAGATCCATGTATGCTTGGTACAAAGCAACCTGCGCTGCGTACACAGGATTAGCGATAGCCACGCCCTTACGAACAAATTCATTGAACTTCTTATCAGATGCAGACTTACACTCCCACAGCATAGGGTATCCAATCGGCAACGGCCCCCCAACTATAACGCCGTCAATATGCCCACGAACTTCGCCGTCAGCCGTGTCAAAACCAAATTGTTCGCCTTTCAGCTCGGTACGCAAATCAAACCCCGCGTCACGAAACATGATGATCATCAGATCTTCGATGCTATGACCAAGAGCAAATGTTCGTAATGTCTTTGCCGGGAACCCACGGCCTTCATCAACTTCCTGCGCCATATATCTATATTGAAGTTTACGAGCGCATGGATCGCCAAGAGAAGATGCCCCAAGATACCTGCGGCGCGGAGCCTTGAACTCTTTGTCTTTTATGCCCCGATCAAGTTCTTTAATTATATTTTCTGCGTCTTCAGAATGGGATGTCCTTTTCGCTTTCAATGCAGAATCTGCCGCCTCCATATCGGAGGTAAACTTCTGTAAGGTATTCATTAGAGTAGACATCTTCTAGCCCTTCTATTGCTTGAATTACCACAGCGATTGCTACGATTTCATCTTCAGATAGATCGCAAAGCCGCTTGTCCCAACCAATATTGGTGAACAGCTTTCCAATAGTTTTTAGTGGAGAGTGATGGTGCCTTCGGCGGTTGCTATCCCCCATGTTTCTTCGTCCCCTTCCATACGGCTAAAGCCTATGATGTACATAATGCTATCGCCAAAATATATTTCTGCTTCCCCGTCCACGAGCATATTGTCATAACGCTCTATATAATCAGTAATGGCATCCATAACGCAGTCATGAACTTCTTGTCCATCATTTGGATCTTGCACTTGCACAAAACAAGATATGTCAACTTCGGTATCATCAATCAGATTCAGCTTTACTTGCAAGTTGCCTCGGTTCATCGGTCATATCTTTCTGAATTACGTTATTGACTAAATTATCAATGAACTGTCTGTTCCACACATAATTCAGCATACACGCAGCTTTGTATTTAGTCCATGAGAAGTCAAATGCCCCTACATGCACTCCATGTCTATTCAACTGAGCGCGTTGCTTTTCACTCGCCCGATCATTAAGCCAGCGCTTAGTTTTTTGAGCGCTTGTGCCATCTTCGTTTGTCCGTAAAAAATCATCTGCCGCCGCCATAACTTGGCGCGTTGTGCCAACACTAACCAATCTGACGCGACCATTGTTTCGTTTTACGA